AGGTGAAGACACACCGTCGGAACCAACAGGAGAGTAATTTGAGCGTTGTAACAGAACCGGAATTCCTGGACTGGAAACAACATCCGATCACGGGGGCCTTCATGAAGGCTCTCTTCAATGATAGAGAGTATTTAAAAGAGATGCTAGTAGGTGGTACAGACGACGACAGTAATGTTCGTGGTCGTATTGCAGCTGTTGGTATGATCCTTGCTCTTGACTATGAAGGTCTGATGGAAAGTTTAAGGGGAGATAGATGAGTAATACTACAGGGATAACACCCTTATTAAATCGAGTACTGATTAAGCCAATGATTGTAGTTAATAAAACAGCAAGCGGTATCATAGTCTCTACAGAGGGTATGAGTGAACGTGAGCAGTTAGGTAATACAACTGGTGAGATCGTAGCTGTTGGCCCAGAAGCCTTTAGTAGCTATGCTGAGTGTCCTGTTAAACAGGGTGACAAAGTAATCATGGCTAAGTATGCAGGTTTAATGTACGTCGGTAAAGACGGCGCTAAGTATAGAATGATTAACGATGATGACTTGACTGGTATCTTAGATCCAGACATGGACTTAGTTGATCCACATTTAAGTAAGGGAATAAGATGAGTGATGATGTAATTGACAATCAACAAGAGCCTAGCAACGTTGAACCACAACAGACTTCCAACACACCTGACTATGCTGCTGAAGCTGGCGCACAGGGTTGGGTTGCAAAAGAAGACTATCGTGGTAATGAATCTGATTGGGTAGATGCTGAAACCTTTGTCCGTCGTGGCAAAGAGATTATGCCTATCCTTAGGAAGAACAACGAGAAGCTGCTCAAGGAACTTAAAGAGGCACGTAGTATTGCTGAAGAAGCAAGATCTACTGCACGTGAGTTCCAGAAGTTCCAAAAGGAACAGTATGAACGTAAGGCAAAAGAACTGGAAGGTCAGTTAGTTCAATTGAAACAAGCAAAGCGTGATGCAGTCTCCAGTGGAGATGGCGATCGTGTTGTTGAGATTGATGATGCCATGGACTTGATTAAACAGGATGTAGTTGAGGCCCGTGCCGAAGCTACTCGTGAACCAACACCAGCAGTACAGTCACCACCACAGCCAGATGAGAATCTACAAGCGTGGTTAGATCGTAATGATTGGTTTGGTCAAGACAAACGAATTACAGACATCACAAATACAATTGGTAAGTCTATTACCGAAGAGTTCCCTACCCTTAAAGGTAAGGCATTCCTAGACAAGTTAGATGAAGAATTAGCTACCACGTTCCCAGAACGCTTTGGTAAAAAGAAACGATCTAATCCTATGGATGGATCTGCTGCTACGACAACCTCTGGTCGCCCTAGCTCTGCTAAGAAATCATATGAGAACCTACCTACAGAAGCTAAGGCCGCTTGCGACCGCTTTCTTAAGCAGGGTTTAATTAAGAGTAAAGAAGCCTATGTCGCTGAATACGACTGGTCAGAATAAACAAGAGAGAAAGACAATCATGGCAACAGATAAAAAACTAGCAGTCGGTGAGTTTATTAATCCAAATACAACCACTGTTAAGGAACAACAAGAAGAAGTCAAGACACCCACTGTGTCTAATGAGAAACCGGTACGTCGCAATCGTGGGGCGTTTAACGGGACACGTGGTAAGTTGCAAGTAGGAAATCTTATTACAGGATATCACTTGTACTTCTTTAATGATGAGCCGGGTCGCATTCAAGCGGCTCTTGACGCTGGCTGGGAATTTGTCTCTCCCTCAGAGGTAGGATATGCTGCATCGAACGTTACAAATACAAACGTCGATCTTGGAGATAGAGTAAGTGTTATTGGTAGTAAGAATGATATGGGTCAACCAGTCAAACAGATCTTGTTAAAGATTAAAGAAGAATGGTGGGACGAAGATCAAGCTGATATCCAATCACGCAATGACAAAACAGATGCTTCCATTCGTAGAGGTAAAGGTGGTTCAGGAGTTGATACCACTGGATTCTATAATGCAGGCATTAAATATTAATACTAATCTTATTGAAAGACTTTAAATGGCAAATACAAACGCCCCTCGTGGTCTAAGCCCAATCGGTACTATTATCGGTGGAGCTTGGAATCAGCAAGGCCAAACGTTCGCTATCGCTACTGATGCTTCTAACACATACGCCATTGGTGATGTTGTAAAGCTCGCTGGTGGTTCTGATGCGTATGGTGTTGCATATGTAAACAAAGCAGCTTCTACTGATATTCCTGTTGGAGTTATCGTTGGTTTCCGTGTAGCGGATTCTGGTGTATCCCTTCAAGGCACTAACCTTAACCTAGCACAACTCTATCTCGGCTTAAGTGCCGGTTTACGTTATGCTGTAGTTGCAACTGATCCTAATATCATCTATGAAATTGAAACAGATGCTACTGGTGTTGCTGCTGCTAACGTTGGTTCAAACGCTGGTATGACTATTACTGCCGATCAAACTTCTACACTGTCCCAGTCTAGTCCTTTGTCAAGCACAATTCTAGTTGCTTCATCTATTAAAGCTCAAGGTACTTCAGGTTCATTGGCATTACCATTGACAATTATCGGCGTATCGCAACGTCCTGATAACTCAGTTGGCGCCTATGATAATGTACAAGTTATCTTTAATCGTCATCAATATAAGCAAGCCCAAGGCACTGCTTAATAACTAGATAACAAAGGAATAAAAACATGGCAGGCGTAATCACAACCGGTACCCATCCTAAGGCCCTATGGCCTGGTATTAAAGCTTGGTGGGGCCAAGTCTACGAAGAGCATCCAGAAGAATATTCTTCACTCTTTGATAAAGAATCATCACATCAAAACTACGAAGAAGATGTTCAGTTAACTGGCTTTGGACTCGTTCCACAAAAAGCTGAAGGCGCTGGTACTACCTACGATTCAGAGATTCAAGGTTTCACAACTCGATACACACACATTGCATACGCTCTTGGTTACATCGTAACTAAAGAAGAGTTGGATGACAATTTGTATGAGCAAGTCTCTAAGAAGCGTTCTGGTGCATTAGCAATGTCTTTCCGTCAAACGAAAGAAAACGTTGCTGCTAACATTTACAACCGTGCATTTACTACAGGTACCAACCTACAGTATGCTGGTGGTGATGGCGTAGCTCTTTGCTCCACAGCACATCCTAATACTTCTGGCGGTACATTCGCTAACAAGTTAACAGTTGATGCTGACCTCTCCGAAGCTTCTTTGGAAGATGCAACAATCGCTTTGATGGGCTTCCAGGATGACCGTGGCCTCTTGATCAATGTAATGCCTAAATCATTACACATTGCTCGTCAAGAGATCTACAATGCTGGACGTATCCTTAAATCAACTAACCAACCTACCAACGGCAACAACGATTTAAACATCTTGCGTGCTAACAATGTATTCCCAGGTGGTGCAGTTGTTAACCATTACTTCACATCTCCTCATGCTTGGTTCATCCGTACTAACGTACGTGATGGTATGAAGTATTATGAGCGTGTTGGTGTACAGTTCGATCAAGATAATGATTTCGATACCATGAATGCTAAGGCAAAAGGTTACGAGCGTTATTCATTCGGCTGGACCGATCCACGTGCTATCTTCGGCTCTAACGGTCCGTAATAGTAAGTAATTAAGATGAGGGGGTCAAAAGCCCCCTCTTCTAGTTTCACCCCACAATATTAATTAAAAGGATTTATAATGGCCTCTTTATTTCGTGATACAAAACTAGGACTAGTTAAAACTGTTCAAGTAGATTCTACAATGTCTGGTTACACAGAGATTGCTAAGATTCCTAAAAATTCCCGCATCCTTGGTTTCATTGTCAATGGTGCACCAATTGCTTCCGCAACGTTATCGTTGGGTAGCACAGCTACTGCTACAGAATATGTTAACGCATATAGCTTAGCAAGTGGTTATGCAAACTTTGTTAATGATGTAGATAGCACTGCCCTCGGCACTGTAACAACTACTGACTCTTCTGTATACGCTATTGTTAGCGCAACTTCAGGTGTTTGGCAAGTTTCTATTCTATTCTCAGCAACTTACTAATTAGGAGGTTAACATGGCTAACGTCGTTAACACTCAAATTATTATGGATGGCAATCGAAATGCCGTCGTTAAAGTTACTGGAGTATTAGATACATCTAACGTAGCTGCTTCTGGCACATTAGGCACTGCTTCATCTGGTGCTACTACTATTAACTCTAAAGTTATTACATTCACCGCTGGTGGTTTAACACCAACTGTTGGTCAGGGTGTTACAGGTACTGGAATACCTGCAAATGCTTATGTTGCTGTTGTAAACAGTACAACACAAATAACAATGAACGTAGCTGCTACAGCAACTGGTAGTTCATTAACTTTCTCATTAGTAGCTGGTAGTATTATTATTGTTGATCCAATTAACTATGCTTTGATTCCTACAGGATTTAGAATTGATCATCTTGATTATTCTATTTCTGATCCACTAGAAGTTAGATTGCTTTGGGATGGTAGTACTCAAGTAGATATTATCCCTGTAGCTGGTCGAGGTAAGATGAGCTTCTGGAACTTTGGTGGTTTACAAAACAATGCACCTAGTCCTACTGGTCGTATTGCCTTAACAACTACTGGATATAATACTACATTAGGAACAACACCTTTGGTGTTCTCCGTAGTACTTGAACTGGTTAAACAAGGCGTTCAGTAATGCAGGTTGCAAATAGCAACGCTAAAGAACTACACCTATCCGCTACGGTTATCCGTGCGGATGGTACTGTAGTTGAATTAGGCGTTATAGATTATTGGCACAAGAATCCAATCAAACGTTTTATTTGGAGAATTAAAAAATGGCTACACTCTTAACGAACTCAGGTCACGCAATCGTTACCAACCGCATTAACGGTGCAGGTACCACTCCAAGCTACGTTGCTTGGGGAACCGGTGCTGGTACAACAGGCGCAACTGACACAACGTTATTTACAGAAGTAACACCACGAGTAAGTGGAACTACTTCACAACAAACTACTACAATTACGAATGATACATTCCAAGTTGTAGGAACTCAAACTGCTGCCACTGGTGAGACTATTACCAATGCTGGTATCTTTGATGCTTCAACATCTGGTAATTTATTTATCAAAGGTGACTTTACTGGTATTGCTTTAAACAGTGGTGACAGTATTCAGTTTACATTTAAATGCCAGTTTAGTTAATTATTAATATAAGAGGTAATATATGGCTTTTGTAATAGCTGATCGTGTACAGGAAACCACCATTGTTGTAGGAACAGGCACAGCAACATTGCTTGGTGCAGCAACTGGTTATCAATCATTCTCGGCTGGAATAGGGGCCAGTAATACCACCTACTACGTTATTGCAGATCAGTCTGGTAGTAACTGGGAAGTAGGTTTCGGAACATTAGATGCGACAGGTCTTATTCTCACAAGGACTACGATCCTGTCGTCTTCTAACTCAAATTCAGTTGTTAGTTTCCCAGCGGGAACTAAGAACGTCTGGTGTGATTATCCCGCCAAAAAAGCAGCACTACAAGATTCATTAGGTCTTGTTACCGTACCAGTATTACAAACGAGTTCAACATCAAATGTAACTCCTGTATTAACTTTTAACGGTGCTACTACAAACTATGCAGCAGGTGCTGCTGTGTCAGGTAGTTATTTACAAACTATCTTACAAAACTCTAGTGCTACTGCAGGAGCTTCTACAAACTATGTCTTAAGTAATAACTTAGGAACAGACTCTACCTACTATGGTGAGTTTGGTATGAACTCTTCTGTATTCAGTGCTTCTACACCGTCTGATTTCTTTAGCATTAACAATGGTGTTTATTTCTCAGGGCACGATGGTGATATAACTGTCGGTTCAGGTAATGGTTTTAAATACTACATGGCTTGGGGTACTGCTGGTCAATCTGCCCACGTAATTAATGCAACTGGTGCTATTGGCTTATCTACAAACTTAGGCACTACTCCTGCCCTTAGCGGGACAACTGGCTTTGGTACTTCAGGTCAAGTATTAACAAGTGCTGGTAGTTCTGCATCCCCTACTTGGACAACACCTACTACAGGTACAGCTACTTCTGTAAGCGGCACTACTGGTCGTATAACAAGCACAGGTGGCACAACCCCTGTAATTGATTTAGCAAGTGGCATAGCTACAGCAGGCACAACAGGCTCAAGCACTTTAATCCCTGTGGTGAC